AGTTCTTTGGTTGACCTGCTCTCATGTATTTGGACGGAATAACATGGAAACCTGAGATACCTTCTCTACGGTCTTTTTTCCATACAATTTCAAGGAAGAGATTACCCGTTACAACAAACTCAAAAAACATCTGTTGGATAACATCATTTAACGTCTCCTTGGTGTTAATTCTGTAATCGTTTTTAAACCCTTGTCCCGTTGCGTTCATTACCTTAGAACGAATACAAGCGTTATTAATTGGTGAGTAATCTACATAATGGTAAAGTCGTTGAACTTCCATATTGTCCGAACCCCAACTCACAAACGGGTTTCCTTTATACAGTTTCTCCTCCCATCTATCGATGTTGTCCAAGGAGAAATTCATTTGGTCTATTTTAATCATTAGTCGTTATTAGGATTGTATATCACATAATAAGTATCCGTTGTTCCTGAGTAAACGGTAGGGTTATTTTGATTGGTTCCGACAACATTAACCAAGGTCTCGTAAACTACATCATGAGACAGTGCAGGATTCAGGTTTGTTGTGGAGTATTGTTCATAAACTTTTAGTGCGTATTCACCGGGTATGAGGTGAACGTTGGTCTCACCACAAACGGTAGCACCGGTCAAAACCTCAGGAATTGAATCGTCAATATCAATACAAAACAAATCATACGCAGGTTCGTATCCACTAATACTTGGTGGAACTCTGAACGGAATAAACCGAAACCTCTGATTAGAGAGTTTGTGAACCATCGACCATAGGTAAGTTACGTTCCCTGTAAGTGTTTTGTTACGAGAACATACCGCTGCTGCTTGGTTGTTTTGTCCTTGGTTTAAGTATATCATATATGCTCGTATTCAATTAAATCACCGTTCTCTGCTTCCATTACATCACCTGTTTCATAAAGAATAAAGAATGCACTAACAGGAGATGGTGTTGGAGTAGGAGTAGGGGTTTTAGTTTGTGTTGGAGTCGGTGTTGGACTAAACGGAGGAACAGGTTGACATTCATCCCAATCATTTGCATTTGATGTCCATACTTCAGTTATAGCACTCCAAGCACAATTAAATGGTATTGGTGATGTTGTCGGTGTTGGAGTAAGAGTTGGACTAACAGATACCGAAGGTGTGATACTCGGAGTTAAACTTGGGGTATTACTTGGGGTGTTTGTCGGAGTTAAACTTGGTGTATTTGTAGGGGTAATAGTTGGAGTCAAACTAACAGATACCGAAGGTGTAATACTCGGAGTAATACTTGGGGTATTTGTTGGACTGATACTTGGGGTATTTGTTGGACTGATACTTGGAGTATTTGTTGGAGTTATACTCGGTGTGTTTGTTGGAGAAATACTTGGAGTTATACTCGGAGTAATACTTGGGGTAATACTTGGAGTAATTGTAGGGGTGTTTGTAGGAGTAATACTTGGGGTATTTGTTGGAGTTAAACTTGGAGTATTTGCAGGGGTTCCTGTGATTGTAGGGGTGATACTCGGTGTTGGTGTTGGAGACGGAGTCACACTCGGTGATGGAGACGGTGTTGGGTCAGGAACAAAACGTGCTACAATATCCAATATCGCTCGGTTTTCACCGAGGTAATTACTAAACTTTTTATTGAGAAAAACTCTACCCATAACAAATCTTTTTTTTATTTATTATGTGAATTTTTAGGTTGTATAGTTTGCGTTTTGTGTTACAAAAATTTCATTAGCAAATATATCCAAATACCACAAGTCATCACTATTGTGTGTAAGAGGGTCTCTACCACCACCATTATATCTTATAGTATAACCTGATGCTGAAACAGAAGTAAAATTATAATTTCCTGTATTATCAAATAATAATCTATATCTACCACCATCACGAATATTTGTTATAGTTAAAGTTGCATTTTGGTTTAACACTATTTTTTGTGAAGATGATACATCAAAATTCACGGTAAATCCTGAACCACCACTAATTGTGTTGATTGCATCTGATGTATTACCTTGAGTTTGTAATGACCTACAGAATACGGTATCTGTAAATCCTGAAGGGTTTGAGTTTAGTCCTTGAAATACAACACAACCTACACTATCTGCGACTGAACCATCACCTATCGCAACCGCATCATCCGCTGATGCTATTGTATTTCTACCTATAGCGATACCTTGTGATGCAGGTGCGGTGACTGATGAATCTAATCCAATAGCAATACTATGATTACCTAACGCATCAGCACCGTGTCCAAACGCAACTGCACTTGTTCCTTGACTAAGACTATTTTTACCTACCGCTAATCCTGAGTTTCCGTATGTCTCTGCGTTTTCACCGATAGATAAAGTTGATGCTCCTAATGCTTTAGCATTTGTTCCTAAAGCAAATGACTCTTGAACCGCTCGTGTGCTTGTTCCAATACAGATGTAGTTATTTCTACCACCATCTCTATTACTATTTCTTGCTTCATAACCAATCGCAATTGAATAAGGACTTGTCGCTTCTGCACCATTTCCTATCGCTATCGCACTTTGTGTTGTTGCGGTTGTTCCTAAGTTAGTTAACCAAGATGACGATTGGATTGCGTTATTACCATTTAATGAGGTCATACCCAACACATATTTTAGTTGGACTTTTGATGTGGTAGTTTCACCACTATCATTTTTTACTAACCAATCATTAAATGTTGATGATGTTGTAGTTGGTAAAGCGGATATTTTTAAGTTAGCCATATTGTATATTTTTATCTAATTGTATGTAATAAAAAACCTGGGTTGAAGTTTGCTGATGATGATGCTGATAAGGTCGCTGCTTGAGTTGAGGTAAAAGTTGAAGGGAATGACGCAGTGTTATAAACCCAAGTTTGAACTGTGCTAATTCCAACAAATTGAGTTCCCAAGAATGCTGCACTTCCTACGGTATTAAAAACCCAACCTGTATTAAATGTCACAAATGGTGTGAAGTTGGTAGGTGTTGTGATAGATGATGCGAATCTAATGGTAGGAGTTGTTGCTGCGTTATATCTTGCGACAACGAAGTAAACACCAGGTCCTGTTCCTGAAAACGAGAATGGTGTTGGTAAAACCATAGTTTTTACACCTGTTGAAGTCGTTCCTGTAATGGTGATTTCACTCATTACTTTTTGGTAAGGGATATAACCATATCCGTCCAAATATTGTGAATTGTAAAGAGAAATATCTACCGTCTCTGATGCGTGTAGGGTTGTGCAGTTTACAGTGATTGCTGAGTAAGTTTCAACACCATTATCGTAAAAATATGTTGAACATAATTGATTTTGGTTAGAGCCAGGAGAACCTGCAGTAGTTCCAAAACCATTACCATAATATTGACCAACACCTGCTTTATAGAAGGGTATTAAATTACCACCTTGTATTCTGTTTTCAGCGATTTTAAACCCTGTGTCATTACCCAATCCATCTTGGATAGATTGAACGGTCTGTGTTATTCCTGTGGTGGAATCAGCAAGTTTAATTAAACCCTGATACGATAAGTTAATTTGTTGTGAGGATAATGCACTCATAGGTTTTTCTTATAAATATTTTTAATTTGTTCCCCCTGAAAAGAATTGGGAGAAGTAATTTTCTTGTTTTACGGGTTCAACCCAATCAATTAATGGTAAAGTTTTTACCCAATTTAATTCAGGTAATTCTGAACCTTCCATTTCTTGTGTTGATATAACCCAATTTCTTGGTGTTGAACCATCTTTTACGGGATTAAAAAACCAATCAAGTGCGACTGGTGAACCAACCAAAGTGTTTTTTTGTTCTTCTGTTAATAAACCTACCTTCATCTTAATATGTGTTTCTACCCAAAGTAGTTTGGAATGTGTTTATGTATGTTGAAATATTGGTTGCTTCAGTTGGAGTTAATCCCTGACCACCAAACACAAATGCTAATTCTCTTGGTGAGAATGAATCAGCACCAGGTATTGTTGTATCGTTATTTGCACCCACATATAAATTACCTGATGGTGGTGATACTGACCCACCAATAGATAGGGTTGTCGCTAAAACACCTCTACGATAAACTCTAACAGATGCACTTGCGGTTTTTGTAATTATAAAACTACCTGTTTGAGCACCTGATGCAAAATTGGTTTGTGTTAAACCACCAAAAAGGTTACCAATGACATTTGTCGCACTATCCATTTTAACCGATAATGAACAACCATCACCAAAATAAGTTCCACCCAATTCTATTGGGAATGATGATGCTGATAAATCTCTAACATATACACCTATGGATGCTGATGAATCACTCATGAACGCTTCTGTAACAGGTTGATAATAGGTCTCAGCATAAGCATTAACACCATTACCTTTCATACCTGTTGATGAGTGAGTCCATCCACCAAAGAATGTTAATCTATTAGCACCATTTGTATCCAAAGGATTAATAGCATTAAACTTATGTCCATTAGAATTACCACCAATAATTGGATACATAAAATCTAATTTAGAATAGATTCCTGAAGTAACTAATGAATTAAATAATGTTCTTGTAGCACCTGAAATAGTTGAGTTCAATACACCCCCCGCATTATCAACAGCAGATAAATAAAGATTTGCTTCAACCCATCCCACAGGTAGTGGTGATGAACTTGGAGTTATAGTTGGAGTTGGTGTTAATGTTGAACTAACTGAAGGACTAATACTTGGGGTAATAGATGGAGTTAAACTTGGACTAATACTTGGAGTTATGCTCGGAGTAATTGATGGGGTAATACTTGGAGTAATAGATGGAGTTAAACTTGGACTAACTGACACCGATACTGATGGAGTATTCGTTGGTGTTGTTGTTGGTGTAGTTGATGGACTCACACTCGGTGTTTGTGTTGGAGTTGGGGTAGGTGATGATGTTGGAACAGGTGATGCTGCAACTTCATTGTCAACCGACATAACAAGATTCCATACAGGTATATTTTTTTCACCAAGAGGTTTTAACGCTTCTTGGAAATCAAAAGGTTTTTTCTTTTGGGTGATACCCGATACGGGTCTATAACTTCTACCGTTCCACTTCATATTTTTAATCTGGCTTTAAAAAAGGGGGAGGTAATCCTCCCCCCTCTTATGATAAATATCACGGGTTATTACTGAACAGTAATACCTGTGAATAATGCACCCAAGGTTGTTGTTACCAACAATTCTTGTGTTGCTTGTGGTTCACCACCTTGAATTGTCAAAGCGTTCAAACCATTAAGGTCAGTATATGCTTGACCTGTAGCAATTCCACCTGAAATAACCAATGCTCCGTTATTCCATGCTCCTGACCAATATCTACCGTTGTTATCTTTTACGATAAATACGATGTTATTTTGACCAACCAAATCAAAGAACATATTTCTAAGTTCTTTGTCAAGTTTTGGAAGATTCATTACCAATGTTGGTGTGAATACAACTGAACTTGATGTGGTGTTTACAGCGATATCTTCAGTGAATGAAGAACCCTGTTTAGTTAATTCGAATTTGTAGAAAACTCCTGTTCCCGACGCAGACGTGATTTGAGAATCGTTGTTCTCAGTGTAACCCGTTATTGCAGCAGTTCCAGAACCTCCTAAAATCCATACTGTAGAGATACCCCCTGTAGATGCGGTTCTGCAATCTAAGGTGTATCCACTTGAAATAAAACAACTCATTTTTGTATAATTTTAGTTAAGGTTTATTAGTTTGCAACTACAAAAGAATCAACACTAAATACACCTACTCCGTAAGTTGCGTGAAGATTAAGTTTTACGATGTCCTCAAATGGGTCATACATTGCACGTTGGGTCATCATTTCTGAGTTCATTCCAATCATGATGTATTGAGCAGGACCTGCGTAAATTTTAGATTGTCCTGTAAGACCCTGTGTTGGGATAACTCTACAGTTTGATGCAGGTAACATAACACCCCAATCAGCACTATCCGTTCCTACTGAAGTATTATCAGTGAATAGGTTGATGAATGAGTTATTACGCATTGACGCAACAAGTGCTCTGTAGTCAGAATATCCGCAGTAGATAACTAAGTCATCTCTGTGTAATACGTTCTCAGGAATCGCTCTGTAGTAAGAAGAGAATACGTCCAAACCGTTGGTTGCGGTAGCACCGGTATATGCGACTCTTGTAGCACCGTTTCCTGATGTAATCAACGCAATTACTCCGTTAAAGCATTGGTTGTTATAGATTGTTCCACCTGATGCAGTTGTGTTTCTCCATAATTGCAATTCGATTTGGTTAGCAGTTCTGTTAGCGATATCAGTTAAGATTACCTCTTCAAAAGGAACTGTCTCTTGGAAGTTTGCGTCAGTTAAATACTGAGACAAATAGGTATCAAAGAGTGAGTATGGACATAATTGTTGGTTCACCTTTTTATTACAAAGATTAACAGTTACAACGTCCTGTGTTGTTTCTCCTGTCGGTGTAAATCCACACGAAAGGTCTTGTAAAATAACATCGTTGGTAACAAAACCTACTAATTCTGTAGTTCCTTTCAAGTTCGGACGAACTGAAGAATATTTTGGAAGTGTTAGACCAAGAAATGCTTTAATCATCATATCATCTCCGTATGACTCATACTGAGGAAGATTTGACAAATCGTAGTTAAAGGAGAAGTTCTTTGCTTCACCTTTTTTTAACATTTGTTTTTTCATTTTTTTTATTGTTTTTTTTTATTGTTTAATTCTTTAATGCTTCTCTCAAAAATCTTACCTTTGCGTCCATTAAGTTTTCTTTTCCAAAGGTCTTTTTAACCACCGGATTACTATGGACAGGAGAATTTTTGAATTCTTCATAATCTTTTTTATAGGATTCAAAATCCTTGGAAAAATTGTTTAACATTGATAACATTTCTGTCATTGCTTGTTTCATGTTTTTCATGTCACTTTTCATGTCTCCAAGACTTCCTTCACCTTCTTCATCAGGGTATTTAACCCCCGTGATTACACCCTCACCGTCTACCACCAAAGTGATACCCGATTCTGTTGTATGTTCACCTTCAGGTGCTGAAACTCTTTCTCCACTTTCTGTAATAACATAAAGTTTTTGACCAACTGCGAAATCACTTTCTTCGTCAGTTTCAATTTTAGTTCCGTCAGTTAAGGTTGCTTTTGATAGGACTTCTGTTTCGATTTCAACATCTGTTGCTGCATCTACCACAGGACTTGATTCCTCTACCACAGGTTTCTCCTCAATCTTTGAAATGATTGAATCCTCACCAACGGTAAGAATTAACCCTTCACGAGTTTCGTGTGAACCTGATGGTGCGGGAACTAAGACCGAATCTTCACCAACAACAAAAAGACCTTCACCTACAGTGAATGGACCTTCTTGATTATTTGTGACTTCGGTTGAACCGTCTACCAATTTTGTAACCATGAACTTTTCGGACTTAAATTTTAATCCTAACAAAACAGCGATTTTGTTGATTGCTTCTGTTGCGTTCATTTAATCAGTTATTTGATTTAATATGTTTATGATTTGTTCTAATAAATACTCATCGGTCTTAACCTGTGAAAAATTCATAAGGAAATTACCTTCTACGGACATTCCTTTGACTTTTCCCTTTTTAATAAGTTCATTCCAAATCTCATTTCCCTCGGGGGTTTCGAGGATTTTATACCCCCCCATCCATGTTCCGAAAGGAATCTGTTCTTGTGTAAAACCAAGTTCATAGGATTTATCCTTTTCACCTTCAACAATCCATGACTCCACCATAACCGCATCATTGTATTTCTTATCTGAATGTTCGTAGTTGGTTGCTCGGGTTCGTTGTTCTATCATGAACTTTTGTTGAATCTTAAGAATTGTCTCAGGAGTAAATTTTACATAATACTTTTCATTTGACACTTCATCAAAACGAGGTATTAGAATATTAGGTATCATCAGTGGAGTGTAAACCATCCTTTGGTCCGTCTTGGTAGCGAACATCTGATTGGTTTGTTTACTGAATCCAACCTTACATAAATCACCAAAACAATCTAATGACTTGGTATATGAAATTGAATTCATTTTCTCTTGAGAAATAATGTATGCAATCTCACTTTTACGTTTCGTCTCAGCGTTGTAGTATCCTTGGTTAGGAAGTTCTTTTGGTGCTTGTCCTGCAATACCTTCAGCGTAACCTTGGTCTGCTTTGTTCCTACCTTGGATTAATGATTTATACCAAGCGTGAATACAATTTGGTCCACCCTTATACAACCACTTTGAATACGGTTGTCTGTTATGTCCAAATTGGGTGTTTAAATCCCTCATAGCATCGATTTGTGCTCTACGGAAGTATCTACCCTCAATAGATGTGCAAAAGTCTCTATCAGGACTTCCTCCGAGTTTTCTATTATATTCAAAATAAGTCACAGGAGTAGGGTGATTCAACGCATAAATCTCAGACTCAGTAAATCCTCGAAGTAGGGGGTTGGTCACCGCTTCAAACTCCTGACGTGACATTGAAAATCTTAAACGGTCAAATTGAGATTTCATCTTCAGGTCCTCTTCATCCCAATCATTTGGTTCATTCAAGTAATCCTCAATGATTTTTATGTGACCATCCATAAACGAAACATCGTGTTTCATTCCAACAATCTCATCAATTTCTTCCATTACATCCTTGAAGTCATCAACCAAGATTTTTGCTTGATTGTATTCCTCAGGGGTTGCAAATCCGTTTGATATAACGTTTTCTTCAATACCGAATACGTTATCCGCAATCTGTGCTGCGGAACGAATCATACCCGTAGCATCCTCGGTCAACTCCATTTGTGTTAAATGGGTAAACAGAGCAATAGCACCGGGACACATATAAAAATATTTGGTTTCGTAACCCAACACATTTAGGTTATCCATCTCCATTTTTACCTCTTTTGATTCACCACATCCACAGTTGAATAATTCAGGTTCCACCAACATACTGTCGGTATCTCCTGATGATGGGTAATTATCGTAACTCGGTAAACCTGTTACATCGTAGTCGAACTTAATACCAACACCATCTAAATCTTGAATAACTCTAAAGTTATTATCGTAGTGTCTTTTGATTCCAAGTTCTTTAATCTTTTCAACCTTTTCTTGATTACTTCCTGTGGTATAAATATGACTCGCAGGGAATCCATATTCGTTAGCAAGGTCAATCATTTCTTTTGAGGTCATCGAACGTGCAGATATGATATAAATCAGAGACCCCCTTGAGAGTTCCTGTTCCAATAACATTTTACCACCACGAGTATCCAATGTGTCATCCCAATCAAACGATACTTTGTCAGGAGCGAACTCACGATTCTCCCACATACCGTAACACTGTCCCGCTGCTTCATCTTCGGTTTTACCTTCGTTGACTACAT